ATAGGTGTTAGTAGAACTATCAAAATGAGGTGGGTCTTTAATGTAATTTATTTGTATATCGTATGCTTGATCAGGAGTGGGAGCTAATAAAATATGAACTTCGTCCCAATTAGCGAAATATTTAGGTAATCCTGTAGTTGTGTTATTAGGACTAAACTCAGCAATAAAACTAGTATCTCTCTTTTCTAAAAAATCTCTAACATTAGATGTAATAACTTGAACCGATCTTAAAATTAGAAGATCAGAAGGTAAACTCACATATCGATTACTAGCAGTTGTTGATGAGGTTGCATATTTTCTTAAATCATCATAATCAACTTGTCCAGCTATCTCTAATTCAACGTTTCTAATGAATTGATCTAAAATAGTATCTGTCAAAACATTGCTATCAGTTTCTGTATAGTTTCTAACTTGAGTTAAAAAAGCTGAATGTGTAATTGCCATTATGTTATACTCACTGTTACTGGTCCTAATCCCATACGAAGTTGTCTTCTAGCGTTTTGTAAAGAAGGATCTCTAGGAACCATTGATTGAATAGAAGTTGTTATACCATCGTTAGTGGTAATATTAGAAAAAGTGCTATAAGCAAACATTCCAGGTAAACTCAAATCAGCAATACCAACCATCTCACCACCAGATGATACAATCGTATTATCATTAGCTGCAAAAGTCGGATTTAATACTTTCATTTCTTGTGGTTGCTGAAATCTTTGTGGTCTAACTTTTTGTAAAGCGATAGCATCTGCAACAACTCTTTTTCTTCTGATTTGTGGTTGCTTAGGTTCGTACTCTGATATGTGAACAAAAGATCCATTCCATTCTGTAACCATTTCAGAATAAGGAAAAGCCATACCACTTCTATCTGATATAGCTAATGATCTTCTACCTGATGCGTATTTTGCCATATTAACTTACATTTGGAAAATAAGATTGTGGCGTAACAAATGTTGAAGCCCTTTGACCATCTTCTTCCAAAGCCCTTTTTAATTCATCCTCATATATTAATTTCATTTTATCTGTCATGTCTGGAACTTTTTTCATAGATAAATAATATGCTAATCCAGCACACATACATGGTAAAAATCTGTAAACAACATCTGCTTGTTGATCGTAATAAGCTGTAGCATCTTCAATTCTATTTATTGAATAAAATTTTAAAACTGTGTAAGTAGAAGCGTCTGGTGCTAAATATAAACTAATTTTTGGTGTAGTTTGTCTGTCGACATAATATTGTGAAGGTTGTCCAGTAGCATACTTATTTGGTAAAGCAGAATAAGTTGATCTGTCAATTTTAGTTAAGGCCACATCTTGAGTGTTAGATGTATTTGAAGCGGTTGCCGTTGTAGAAATATAAGCTTCTAAAACATCATTTACATTTGTAGGCACAGTGTAGGTTTCAGTCCCTGCAGTTAAAGTTTGTTCATTTAATTCTACTTTCCATAAATGAATACCTCTGTTACCCCAGTCGGCAAATAACAAATTCAAAGATCTTCTTGCAGTTTTAAGATCATATCCAGACATTCCTCTTAGACCGCCACATCTTTCGTAAGCTTCTTCTATGATTTCATCTATGTTTAAGTTAAAACTTGTTGATCCTGATGTAGCCATTATTTAAACTCCTTCAAAATTTTATTCGTAGATTGAGATGCTTCTCTATGAGCAGATGTAGAACTTAATCCTGCAGCTCTGTTTTCATTATATTCTTTTTTAAATATTTTCATAAATTTTTTTGATGCACCTTTAACAATCGGTTGTCCTAATTTAAAAGCTACTCCTATAAATGGTCCTGGCATATTTAAAATTTTTTCTTTATACGGAAACCAGCATGTCCTTTTTTGCTTATACCCATGTCAATCTCCACACCCTTTTTATAAATTCTATTATAAGATAAATTTGGATCAAAATAAGCTTTAGATCTTTTTGGACCTAAAATTTCATCACCTGGTTTATAAGGTTGAGATTCAATTCTAAATAAATCTATTTTAAATTTACCTTTAGTTTTTTGTTTAGGGTTTTTATAATCACTCATTTAAATCCTCTTTTGCGGCCGCTTTGAGAGCATGTTTCTCCTTTTTGCGGTTGTACAACTTACTTGATTGTATCACTTTGGATTTAAATGTTCTAGACCTTACGATTTTTGCGTATGGATTCTTTACCTTTTTTTGCAATATTAACCACCTGAGTTTTACCCATAACCTTAGCACGTTGCTCCATAACTGTTAAAATTTGTATTTTTCTAGCAAAAGGTTTATTTACTCTTTTAACTTTAGCCACGGTGGCCCTTGCATCTGCTGGTGTTGTAAACTTAATTTTGACTGTATCTCTAGGATTTTCGTCTGTATATAATCTTCTATCAGAACCTTTTGGTTTTTTACCAGTGCCTAATTTAGGATCTGCCACGTTTCATCTCCTTGATATGCTTCTTTATAATTTTAGATTGTTTCTTGTGAAGTTTAGAAGCTTTGTTTAATGCTGAAGCTACTTTCTTCAATCTTCCGTTTTTCATTCCGCCTCCTTTATAAGTTTTAACTTTTTTCTTTTCGTCTCTTGCCCCTCTTAATTTGCCCTCAATTTCTTTTGGTATTTGTGATCTGCTAATCGCCATTTGTAGTTTTAAAAGCTAATGTAATCCTAGGTCCTTTAGAATTATCTTTTGGTGCATTACCTTTATGTTTCTCCTTTGCATTAAATACTATAACTCTATTACTGACAAAATCAACACTTTCTTTTTCAGTAACAAAACATCCATCACCTTTATCTAAAGTTTTTGAAACCATTAACAATCCAGTAAAATCTCCATCATCTATATGATAACACCCATTCATCCCTGCAAATTGTATATTTGCATAAGCCCTTATTATTCTTTTGCTTTTTATTTTTTCATCAAATGAATTAAAAATTTTAATAGCTATATATTGAATTAGAGGATCTTCTAAACTAAAATTTGTCTGTAAAAATTGACTACCATCACCTTCATCACTGCATTGTAAATTCATTTTACTTTTTAAAATAAAATCATTTAAATGAGTTACTAATAATGGATCAAAAACTTTATCTTTTAGGTACATTAAAAAATAGATGTAGCATTTCCTAATATAGGTTCGTATTTTACTTTTCCGTCTTTTCTGTAAGCTCTTAAATATTGTTTTCTTGGTTGATCTTCCACATAACTACAATGCACCCAACCACTATTTTTCTCACCTGGATTCCAAAATTCTAATATTAGTTGATCTGGTTCTAAATTGTTAAAAATCCAATCACTTAATTCTGCATTTGATACACCCATAACTTCAAAGTCACAAGCCTCTGCTTTTGCATGCTGTGAATTTACGGAGCTGCCTATCGCTACACAAAGTTCTGGAGAACGATAGCCTGAAGTTACTTTAACTCTACCAAAATGATCTCTAACAGGTTGTAATATGTTTTCACAAAGTAGTTTTAATTTATCAACTTGTTCAGCGTTAGGATTATTATCAATACCTTTTCTAATAGCGGTATCGCTTTTAGTTAATTCTGATAGAGAAAAATTTCTTGTTAATTGCATTATGATTTTAATTTTTTGCTAAAAAAATTTATTTGATCCTGCTTTATAATATCAATTTCTTCATTATTCAACATACTTATTTCACTATCAAACTTTTCTTTTTTGATTAAGAGATAATAACATAAAGGCGTTCCTGATGGTATAGTATAACTACCCTTTAATTTATGCCAAAAAAGCTGCACATTTAAAAAGTTTTCACCCATCAATAATCCTGTGGCTGCGGTAAAATTTACATCATCGTTATAAGGTATTGCAGTGGATAACAAATAATAATCTTTAGGTATGATTACTCTCCATGGCGATTGTATTTTAATTACTGTATCTAGAACACTATCACCTAAATTTTTAAATTTTGCTAACTGATCATATTCATGACTTGAAACATAATTGTCTATTAAAAATCCGTTCTCGCCTTTTTTTTGATTGTAAGGTGTGTGCCAACTAAAAGTTTTTTTGTCACCATTAGTTGTTATTGTAATTGGTTGATAAGTTTTTTGAATCCATCCTGTTTGCAAAGTGCTCAAAATACCTGGACATTTATTAGTTTGAATTTTCCTTGGATTATCTTGATAAAATTTATTCATTCTATCAAACCATTTGAAATCTTTACTTGATATTTTTTGTATTGGAAATTTGTCTTTTACTTCTTCTAAAAAACACTTAAATATGACTTTAGCCATAAAAAGCGTATAACAAATTTTATTTTTCTAATCTAGCTTTATTTTCTAAATACTTTTTTAAACGTCTAGCTTTTACATAAGGTCTTTGATAATAAGCTTGATCCCATGCTCTACCTTTTGGGCTTTTACGCCATCTTAATCTAGCTTCTCTCTTACTCTGACAATCTGCATATATAGCCATTAATCTAAAATAATTTTTTTAATACTTTTTTGACCCATGTATATTTCTGTTTCTGCTTTAGCTTTAATACATTTATAACTTATATTAGGATTATAATCTCTTTCAGCAACTCTTTTACCACGTAAACATATTGCCATGTTTTCTTGTATACGATGTTCTTTAATTTCACCGTTTATAAACATTAATAATGCAACTACTGTTTCAACCATTTAACACTTCCATCTTCTTCTGGCTTGTCTTATTCTTGAATTAGGATCATTTCTTGTTTTTGCTGAGGCTCTTTTCAATTGACCTAAAGATCTAGCACAATAAGATTTTCTTCTTTTTGCATCTTTAGATCCTGGTTTTACTTTACCTGTTACTGCTGTCTTAAGTTTAGATCCTGGATTAAGTCTTCTGTAAGCTTTGACTCCAGCTTCTGTCATACCAGCACCTTTCTTAGTAGGTCTAAAATTTTTTTTATTCTTAGCTGGCATTGTGCCTTTACTTAATTTCATTACATCCTCAACGTACATTTGTGTTGGAAGTTCTAAAAATGGTTTTATTTTCTGGTAATTTTGAATTTTTCTTTTTCTTAATATATCAGATGGTTTATTCATTAGATCATTCCTTTATAATATTTTTCATAGCTTTTGTTTGAAATTTTTTTACCATCTATTTCTGATTTAATATAACTACCAATATATCCACCGACTGATTTTTTTAATATTGTTTTGACATTAGTTGGTTTTGGTCCAACATTTCCTGCAGCTTGTTTCCTAGCGACTGCAGATCTTCTTTGACCTTTTGACATTGCTCTTGCTTTTGCAATTGGAACACATTTAGGATAATTTTTTCTTTTCTCTCCACCACTTCTACCACATTTTGGAAATGATCCGTCTGATCTGCGGTTTGCTATATCAACCCAGTTCTCCTTAACCCAAGCTCTTAATCCTTTTTTTGCCATTAAACCTTTACTGATTTAGTCATATCAAACATTATCATACCACCTTTATTTTTTTTATTTTTCTTTCCACCTGGTGTGATCTTGCCTGAACAAACTGCAGACGCGTACATGTTTGCGTACGCAGAAGGGTAAACTTTAAATTTACGTTTTGCAGCTGCTTTGCCTCTTGGACATAATTTAGCCATTAGTATGCTCCTTTCCCATTTGCAAATGTTCTTTGTTTATCTTTTAATTTTTCAATATCAGATAAAGCTTTGTTCATTTGTTTCGTTAAAAATTCTATATTAACTTTGTTGTGCATTCCATCCTCTATCGCTTTATTTAAACGATCTACGGACTTGTATAAATCCTCTACCAACATGTAAAGCTCTGCCTCACCAGAAGATTTACCTAATTGTCCTCTTGGGTATTTTATCCTAAATTCAGTATTCTGTTCAAGATCCTTCTCCATTAATTCAACTTTAGTTTTAGTTGCATTAAGGGATTCGTGTAAACCAAAGTAAGCCCAAGTTCCTAAAGCCACCATGCAAATTAAACTAGCAACAGTTTTCATAGGCATTTGCACTGCAGCTTGTTCTGATATTTTTAAAGGTTTACTCATTTTGATTCAAATATTGGTTTATCTGGATTCTCCTTTTTCCAATCTTCTTTTAACACAGTCCAGTAACTAATGCTATCATCAGGTCTATCCTCAAAACTAGCAGTAGACATAATGCCTAATTTCATACACATATTGATTAATTCAGCAAATTCTACAGGTGGTGGGCTAATTCTAGGTACTCTTTTACACTCTTTAACCAGTTCAAGTTGAGTTTTTAATTTTTGTTTTAATTGTTGTTCTGCAATAAATTCATCAGAACACGCATCGCCAATTGACTTTCTAAATCTCCAACCTATTGTTTGATTTTGATATTCATCGTGATTACCACTTTTGTATTCGTTCTGTCTTACCTCAGTGTAAGCTTCCCAACTACCTTGATCGCAAGTGTTTGTTCCATCATTGAGATATTCATTACGTGCCTGCACAGTTGTAGAAAACAATGCAAATAAAACACTAACGGCTAAGATCTTTAATATCGTATTCATGTCGCCTCACTTGATCTGCTAATTGTTGAAAAATATTTTCAGCCATATCCCAAGTAGCCTCAGCTCTAGCTAATCTTTGTTTAATATCATTAACCATCTCTTTTTGTATTTCTAGGTCTTTAGTAACATTTTCAAGTATTTCTTTATTGACTTGAATTGTATCTGTCATAGATATTACATACCTTACAGATGTAAATGTCCCTGCTAAAATTGCACCTACAACAGGGACAATTACTATATTTTTTTTAAACCATTCTAATTTGCTTTTTGGTTTTTTAGCCATTAGTTAATCCTACAAAAATTATTATTAAACATAATACAAATATCATCCAGTTCATAATCTTAAGCCTTCTTGCTGCTTCTTTGCGTGCAAGTTTTAAAACTCTCAATTTTTTTAAGGTTCTGTATTTCATAACTTACCCTAATCATTGACATGACTCGCATTCATTACTGTCATCAATTATAACACCTTCTGACGGTGCATGACTACACCTACACTCTTCACACTTACACCCCTGGTGTTGATCCTCTGTGCAATGGCACAGATGACCGCACTTCTTACAAGTTTTCATGATTACTTACCTATTTTTTTATATTGGTCTGTGATCCAGTTAGAAATTTTTCTAAAGAATCTTTTAATTGCTATCATCATCTTTTATCTCCTCAATGTTATAGAAGAATCTATCAGAATCTTCTGTTATCCATTTACTTGTATCCTCTGCATTCCATTCAGTTGTTTGCACCTTCCAATCTGGGACATCATTTTTAACAGTAAATGATGGTAGATCCCAAAGGATACGATTGTTAGGCTGTGCAGCATAATTACCATCTTTTAAAGCAATTATATGTGCACACTTATGTTCTTGTGGAATTTCTGAATGATCAGAGTCAAGAACGTTAGCATCTGGATGACCCCAATCTATGGTAAAAAGATATTTTCCAGGATGCCATTTTTTATCTTTTCCCCAATATTTACCTGATACTCCGCCTAGGATATCCCAAGTAGTAATAGCAGGATAATAACTAAAACTATTCCATAGTTCCAACTCATCAAGTCTACGTTTAGGAACTTTCTCTGGATCAAAACCTCTTTGTATAAATGCACTAATCGGGAGACGATAGTAGACTGCACCATTTTCCATAATTGCATGAAAGAGTATAGACCTCCCTGTAAGCGATGTAATGCCAAAGATAATACAGTCTTCAACTTCTCCATGGTGTTTTTTGAGATCATATAAATACTCTCTCCTAATTTGTGCGTATTCTAAAGGTATGTTTGCATTCAAATAACTCATTAGAATACCACACTATGATTAAGTATAAATTAAAGTAACAGAAGCAGTGTTAGACAAAGTTGCATGAACTGCAGTTCTAAATCTTATGCCACTACCTGGTAAATAAATATCAAGACCTTCTTGTTTACAATGCCCTTCGAATAATATTTCTCCACCAGCACCAACACTATCTCTTAAAATGAGAGAAGCGTCAGTTGTAAATGCTCCTGAACCTTTTGCTTGTATGTACGTAATTCTACAAGGACCTAAATTTGTTGATCCACCAGAAACAGTTTTAACTTGTCCAGTTGAAGCTATTCTTGTGGAACTTTGGTCACTTGAAAACGATCCTCCGCCTGCCATAATTTTCTCCTTTAAATTTTATGTGGCTCCCGAAGGAGCCACTGATTAATTATTACGCTATTGTTGCAATAGGAGTTGATAGAGTCTCAGCTTTGTAAGTTGAGTTAGTACCATCGTCCTTAATGCAAGTTAATCTTACTCTAGCATTTACCGCAGTTGAGTTAGGTAATGTTAGAGTATCACCTGCAACATCACTTGCTGGGTTAGCAGCAGTTCCACCCATAAGCGAAAGTGCACCAAAGAAATTTGATACACCTGAACCAGGTAAAACAAAAGTAACAGTTTTACCACCGCCAACAGCAGTAGTTACGAAAAACTCATAAGTGTTCCCAACATTAGCCGTGCTTAAAGCAGGCATGTTAACAACAATATCACCTGTTCCATCAACTTCAAAAATTGTTCCTGATTGAGCAGTGGTTAAAGTTGTTGTTACGTCAGCCCCTGTATTTAAAGTAGTGTTGTCTACTGTTTGTCTAAAGTTTGGTCTAGCATCATAAGTAGCTTCAACCGTAATAGCACCTGTCGTGCTATTTTTTGTTATTTGTTCGAAACCATTTTCCGATCGTACTGGTCCCGAAAAAGTTGTATTTGCCATAATTTTCTCCTTTGTATAGCTATTGCATTATGCCGTCTCTATACCGTCTGCTTAGCCAGTCGACATAATAATTTATCTAAGTATTTTTATTATACATTATTTTTATTTAAATACAAACCACCCTGTAGCGAAGTATTTATCCTCTTTAGGTGCAATAATACCCTTGTGCATATGTGTAGCATAAGCAGGCCAAATATATAAATTTCCAGCTTTAGGATTTGTTTTGAAATTTTGATAAATAAACTCGGTTTCTCCACCTTCTTTAATGTCATTAAGATTCAACATCCAAGCCAATACTCTTTTAATACACTCTGGACTACCATCATTTTCACAGTGAATAATGTTGTAATTTTTACCAGGTTCAAACTTACATAATTGTACGTTTGCATCTAGATTCCACTCAGATAAACATTCTCCAAACAATTTGTACTCTTTTAAATATTCTTTTACACCATCCATTAGGGTTTTGCCTAAGCCCCAATAAGCATCACTTCTATTTAGTGTAAGTGACAATTCTAAATTTTGTAAAACATTCTTTCCTGCACCACCAGGTTTAGATAAATTTTTATTATTTTCAAAAAAATCAATTAACTGGTTACAAGCGATTTTAGGATATGAATTTTCTTTCAATAATATGAAGTTCATTTTTTTTTCTATTAACATAAAAAAAGGGGCGATGCAAACGCACCGCCCCTTAAATTAATACTTAATTAGTATTTAAACTATTAAGAAGTTGGTAAGTTACCGTTACCAAATACACATCTAGGATCAGAAAATCCAAATGAGTATCTCTCTCTAGCTTTAAATCTAACGTTTCCAGTATCAAAGTCACCTTCCATCGCTGTTTTGATTGGTGATCTAACGAACATTTTAAATCCATTAGGTACATCAGTCATTATGAAGTATGAGTCTGTGTCAGTTAAAAAGTTATTAACTCTGTAACCTTGTGGAACCATACCCATAGAAGCGATAGCGTTGATGTCATTGTCAGCTGTGCCAACTCTTTGTGGAGACTTCATTAATCTCTCTGCTGTAAATTGTAATTCTTTTGGAATTATCATTTTTACACCTTGAGAAGCGATTTTTAAGCCTCTTTCATCAACAAAAGCACCGATATCAATTAGAGATTGCTCTAATGATGTCTCGTTAAGGTCTGCAGCAGTTGAAAGAACATTTGAAAAAGTTCCACCAGTTGCTAATGGGTGAGAATCACTAATTAAAGAGACTCCATCACCACCAGTTACTGTTGTTACTTGACCGTTGTTCAATACGTTTGCAGCTTTAACTTGCTTCGTATTTGACATTGATCTTGCAAGAGCTCTTGTGTATCTCGCTGCAAGTCTGTCGTATAGGTTGTCTTCGATAGCTTCCTCAGTAATAGAGAATGCTAAAGCGATTGTTTCGTGATTGTATCTAGCAGTGAATGTTTCGTTTGCTTGATCAAACACAACTCCAGCACCTTCTTGTTTAACTGGTGCAGAAGCAAAACCACTTAACATTACTTCTTCTTCAAAAGCTCTGTCAGATGTTTCTGTTGTATAAATCTCAGCGTGCTGATTTTCATACCTTTTATATTCCAGGCCGAATAAAGCGTTCAAACCTGGCTCTAGTTCTTTGACTAGTTGTGATCGTGATATAGCCATGATTTATCCTCCTTATGCTATTCCTGTACCACTTCTGTAGAAGTGATTGTTTATTCTTACAAGTATATTCGCGTTTGCATTAGCCGTATCGCTATTGTCTGGATCTTGCGAAATGTCAATTGCTTGTACAGCAAAAGTTGTCGTAGTTCCAGAAGCACTTACGTCTAATTGTACTTTCGAGATACCTGTCTGTGTTACACCTGTAGTATTTGTAACAGAGTAGTTTTTGTATAGATCTGCTCTTGTAAAAGCCGCGTCTGCGTCCATTAAGAATACAGCATCTGGGTCATCAACAACGAAAGCTGTGATGTCGTCAGTAGCCACACTACCTGGGTAGTAATTCTTATATGTTGGCTTTTGAGTAGTTGGATCCGTATAAAACACTCCGTTAAATACGCCCACAACAGCTGTTCCGTTTCCAGCAGTATGTCTTTCAATGTTACCAGCTGATGTTGGAATTACCAAATCACCTTGATAAATTGCAGTGCCATAGTTGTTCTTAACAGTATATCTGTTTTGAGCTCCTACTAATGGTGTACCGTCTAGTTTTCTGTACGGTCTTAGACCGAACTTTTCACTTACGTTTGCCATGTATTTACCTCTCTTTTAACGTTATGTTTTTTTAAGACCGTGTAGCAATAGCAAAAAAATTAATTTTTGCGACTACCACCAAAGGTCACTTTAGACTGCCTCTCAATATTGATTGGCATGTCTGGATGTTGTTCCTTCATCAGATCCTGATCAACCGCGTTCATTCTATCTTGAGTAATTTTCTTAAAATACTCTGCACGGCTTTTGAGAATCTCTAAAGGTATTCTCCCCAACACAAGGCCTCCAATTCCGACTAACCCCTGATGTTTTCCTTCGTTCATGACTGGGTAATCGTTTTCACCGATTTCACTTAACAGTGTATCAGCTCTAACAAATTCCCAACCTTCTCGAAGTTTTCTAGACACGTTACCTGTGTCTTCGAAACCCTGAACAGTTACTCTTATCCATCGATGAGCAAAACCATTCGGAGCAGGTGGTGCATCCAAACTGGATGATGGAGTCCAATCTTTTTTTCTCTCAACTTTTTGTCGAGAATCAGACTCGCGTGAAGTTCTTATCTTTTGCATTAGTTTCCTCCCTTCACGAATTTTGCGTATTCCTCTAGTGGCACCCCTAATTTCTTAGCGATTACTACCTGCGATTTGGTGAGTTTCACAGACTTGCGTCCTCCTTGTCTTCGACTTACCCCAGCAACGTTTTGGACGGGTTGCTTAGTTGCGGGTTCTTTAGCAGTCGAATCCTGGGCAAACTTTTGAGGGAAATACTCCTTCATTCGTTTGTTAATGTTATTATAATACTCATCACTTTCAGATTCAATACCTTCCCCTAAGAGATCTTCATGAATACTCATTGCAGCACCAGTCATTACTCTGTCTGTGCCAAACCATTCATTTTTAGAAGCCCAATCTTGAGCTTTCTTACTGATCTTAACAGGTTCTTCACCTGGTATTTTATCATCTTTTGATGAATCTTGTTCTTTTGCTTTTTGTTTTTTCTGAGATTCTCTTTCAGCTAATGTTAAATTAACCTTTTCATTTTCTACGGCTAATTTAGTTAATTGTTGATTAATCTCAGCTACTTTTTCAGAATCCGAAGCATCTAAAGCTTCTTTCATAGACTTTTTAAGTTTGTCTTGCTCTGAAGTAACTCTAGCTTGGATTTCTTTTAAGTAATTATTATCAGTAGTATCTAATTTTTCTTCAATACCACTAAATTTTTTCTTGAGTCCCTTAGCATAACTTAAAGCAGCTTTTTCTCTTCTCTCTGCCTCTTTTGCTTGAAAGACTAACTCGTTGATTCTTTTTTGATAACCTGTTTGTCTATCTTTTAAGTTATCAGGTTTAGTTTCAACTGGTTTTTCTTCAACGTTTTCTTCAACTTCTACTTTGGCTTCTTCCTTTTTTTCAGGTTTTTCTTCCTCAGTTTTCGTCTCTTGATTAACGTCTGTGTAACCCAGGTCCACGTCTTCTTTTTTTTGAAATGCTGGATCTGGTTCTTTTGGTTGGTCAACACTTACAGATTCCTCATTGACTCCATCAGTGTCGAGCTCAACTTCTTGTTGAGTCTTTTGTTCTTCTGCCATTTTACCTCCTAGTAATGGTGCAAAATATCAGCGGGATTGGTGATTGTTGCGATGACTTCATCATCGTTGATTATACGCACTTCTCCGCCTTCTATTTTGAATCGGGAACCCGCGTATCTTCCAAAAATAATCCAATCTTTTTCATTACACCATCTGCCTAAAGGAAATTTTTCTTTGTCTCTATAACAAAGATTTCCCTGTTTAAGCACAAGGCCAACGACTGTTGTTAATTGAATTGTCTCTTGGGTTTTATCACTTAAGAGAATACCACCCTTTGTTTTTGTGGGACCAGCATAAGGTAA